TATTCTCTAAGATTGAGATACTTAATTATACTCCCTCAAAGAGCCTTCTTTCATCTAAACGTCTGTTTTGTAAACCTTTTAATATCTTACCACCAGCCTTGCAGTACTTAACTAGCGATTCCATAGCAGCCTTTTTATCACCACGAAGCAATGCTTGACGAATAGTGGAACGTTGAAATGTTCCCAAACCAAGATTGAAGCTAAAGCTAACGAGAGCATCAAACTCACATTGCTTAAGTTGCACGTTAGGTAGCATTTTACATACTCCCAACTCAAAGCGATTGAGGTCACGTTTAAGAATTCCATCTATTTCCTCTTGTGTAAAAGTTCTATTCCAATCTGCAGGCAGCGATTTACCATCACCAATAAGGTGACCAACACCAACAGTCCAAAGCCCAGCAGGACAACGATAGGGCTTATTACGCACACCTTCATGATGTTTAATAAGAATGATTGCACGTTGTGATACTTTCACTTATTTTTTTTCCCAAGTTCTAGATCCAAAATAAAAGCCAATGATTGATCCAACAATAGACATTTCTTCAGAACTAAAAATAATATCCATTGATGTACCAAAGTCTGCACCTGTATGGACTGCCCACCAGAAGCCAGCTACATCAACGAACACAAGTAGTGTAACGAATGTAAAAGCAATGATGGGTCTTACGCAAGCGTTAAGAGTTTTTACCCATTGTGATGATTGCTCTACAAGTTTAGCATCATGTTCATATAATGCTTGACGTTCTTGTGCATACGTTTCAGCATTAGTTTGCTCTAACTCAATAGCAGCAATTTTCTCTTGTGATACAAACCCAGCTTGTGCCATACGCATAGCTTGTTCATTTTGTAACATAGCCATTTCACGTTCATGTTTTTGGTCACCCTTTTGCTGGAAGAAACCTAAAATACTAGGTAGGCCTGCTGTAGCAAAACCTAACACAGATGATAATAATGCAAACATTTACAACTCCTTAGGATCAAAGCCAAATTCTTTGGCAACTTTTTTCTGCATACGTTTAAATTCACCCTTATGAGATAAATACTTTTTTGAGTCTGGCTCATTAATGTATATACCCATGTGGATTAATTCATGTAGCATTGTTTTACAAACTACATCTAAAAATGTACATTTTCCAGTAGAAATCATGATCTCATGTTTAGAATTAAATTCTTTTTCTTCTGGCTTATACTCACCATAAGCATCTTCAGTATCTTTAATAACAAATTTTACTTTGCTTGATGGAGGATATTTAGCGTATGTTTTATAAATTGGTGACGATACAAAAGTTTCATATAGGTGACATATAAACTCTTTTGTAATGTATGTCATTTTGCTAGTGGATTAACAGTAGCGTGTTTAATAGTATTTAACTTTTCATCCATTGCATCTACAGTAGCAGTTAATTCTTTTCTAAGGCCACTAACTGTTGCAGATGTTTCACGACTTAATACAATAGCATCTGAAATCTTTTCTGAAGTTCTAATATTAGAATCAGCAATAGCCATAATTCTTTCGTTCTGTGCTTTGACTTGAACTTCCAATGTGGCAATCTTTTCATTGATAGGACTTAAGTCTATCTTTTCCATAGCGTCTGCTGTGTCGTTCATCTTGTTGTAAAAGGTCACTGCTGCGTATCCTATTGAACCTACGATTGGAATCACCAATAATAATGCTTTCAGCATCGTTTGGCTTGATAAGGTCAATGAGAAAGTTTTGGTTTCTGGTGTAGCCATTAGATATTTCCTCTGTAAATATAAATTGATCTGTTATCTGTTGCTGCTGTATAATAGGTGCATTAAGAATTTCTAAACTAAGGACAATTCCAAAACCATGTACAAGTTCTTTTCCCTTTGGTACTTCAAGTTTAGGACTATCCTTGCTATCATTCTTTTGTTCAGCTTTTGGTGTTTCTTTTGCTGTATCTTTGGGGTTATCTTCTTTTGCTTTTGGTGTATCTTTAACTTCCTGTTTTGGTTGTTCAACCTTGACTTCAACAGGAGTAGGTAATGGACTTGTTTCAACTGGTGCTTGCTGTTGCACTACTGGCATTGTATTTGTTACTGTGGTTTGATTCACAGGATTAAGTGGTGAAGTTGGACTCACAGGACTAGATATATTAGTTACATTAGTAGCAGACTTAACGCAAGTATTTGTTGTTTCTACCCACGCACCAAATATAGGACTTCCATAAGGATCTGGACAAGATGATATTCTTGTTTCAGTAATAGATCCTACATAATCAGTTTGACAGGCTAGTTGTCTTGTTTCTGTGCTGGTTTGACACGTTGGAGGATCTTGCGTGCAATTGTTACTAACTTCGTACCAAGCTGACCAACTTTGCGAAGCACAACTATAAGTCCTGCTTTTGTTAATAACACCACTATAGTGAGGTAATGGGCAAGCAATGCTTTGACTTTCAACGCTGTCTGAACAAGCAGGGGTTTGATAAGCTGAACATAATGGGTCATCTGGTCTATAATATACGCACCAATAATCTCTAAGTGCAATCGTTGGATCAATGCCATTACATACAAGCGAACCTTCAAGCATATATCCTTGAGGTGTTGGAGTATAATTACAATACCATGCATAAGCGTTATTTACCTTTAGTAATATTAATATCAGCAGGAGGCTCTGGTAGAACAAACGTTTCGCCATATAATTTCCTAAACCAATCTGGATGTAATTCGTACCATGCTTTACGAGCAGAATAACCTATAGATCCACCAATAGGACAATAAGTACCTGCCATATCCATAGCTTCCCAGTTTTCTTTTTTCTGACACAATAATGCAAGAGCTGAAATCTTTAGGCCAAAGTCATGCATGGCCTTAGCATTTTTAAGCCTTACACAATTGTCATCTAATAAAACAGTGCCACCACTAACGCCAAACACTGTAGTAGATACTGCACCAGATACTGGCACAGCACATACATCTTGTGAAAATGCTGACATTGAAGGTGATATTGCAGATGGTGGAGGTTGACCTTTGTAATTGATAGTAGTTGTATCAGCGTGTGCACTGTGAATACATACCAAGATACATCCTACTATGAGAATCCATAGTATATGTTTCATTATTTCACCATGTGAGTTAATAAAAATAAAATAACTGAACCAGCTGTTGCTAATAAGATTTGTTCTAATCTTTTTAGTCTTGCATTTATTTGTTCGTAACGTAACGCACAAACTTCTTCATGCGTAGTTAATCGTGATTCTACGTCTGATTTCACCATCTTCATCCTTAATCTTGATTACCTGTATTTACTGATTCTGGCATTAATACAGTGCCAGCCTTTTGTGAATAGTCAGAAAACAATTGAGCCATACCTGCTACTCTTTTAACAGATGTAGGTGACAATTGCTTTAAGTCTTTTAGTCTTTTAATACCATCTGGTGATGTAATAATATTAGCTAAAACATCTGCATTTTCTTCAAATGCTTTTCTATCTAAATAGTTAATAATAGATTGTCTTGGTTGTAATATTGTAGAAAAGAATCCTCTAGCACTTTCATTTAAATCTTGCATAACTTTTTGATTAAACGCTGTACCAGAATCAATTTTTGCAACCCTACCAGATGCTTGTAACACATCTGTTAAATCACGAAGTGCATTAAACTCTTTATCAGACAATGCTGCTTTTAATACTTTTTGTTTTTTAACATCGCCCATTAAAGTATTAGCCCAATATTTACCAGCATCTAATGGAACACCATCTGCTGATTTATTAATTTTCATAGAATCTTCCCAGTTCTTTTGTAACCATGCACGAGATACATCTTTCCATGCTGCTGGGTTAACTGACTCAATTTGAGCTTTAGTATATTTAATAGCTCTTGGATCAGTACTAGAAAATAATTTAGTAGAAAATTGATCTAATTGATCTTGAGGTATTTTAGTTAATGAAAGTCCTGCTTTACGTCTTTCAAATTCATTAATTGGTTTTGATAATTCAGCAAATGTTTTTAATGCTTCACCATATTGTGGACTTTGAGTACCAAGTTCATTTACTAAACCTTTTTGAAGATCTTTAATATCACGTTGAACAGTTCTACCAATACCAGTTGCAGCAGGATTTTCTAGAATTGGATCTATTTCAAGTTTTACTCTATGCAATGACTCAAGATCTGTTTTTGGAATAGTCATAGCTTCATCTTGATATAGATTACGCTTGATGCCATTTAATACTCGTTTTTCACCTTCACTAGCTTTTGTAAGCATAGTATCAATTTTAGAAATAACAGGTGTAATATTTATTGGAGTGCCAGATGCAAATGCTTCCTTATACAATCCACCAGTAGCTGTTTCTCTAATATTTTTAAGTTCTTTAACTCTATTCAATAACGCTTCTTGTCCTGCAGCACCAGCTTCAATACCTTCAGTTTGACGTGAAATAGTATTTAAGAAGTCATCAATAGCTGGTTGTACATTTTCTTTAAGTCGTTTTTCATAAAACTTATTA